TCCACTTGCTGCTTCCATCTCGGCTTTTGTTGTTCCTGCATCACCTGAATCAATGATTGCCCTATTGATCAGATTTGCTCCTGTTCCGACAACATAACCAAATTCATCCTTTTCAAAAACTCTCGGAGCAGGCACTTTACGTTCTTTCTTTTCTTTAACAGGAGCTTCTTCTTTTGCTTTAGGAGCAGGCTCAACTTTTTTTGCTTCTTCTTTTGCTTTAGGAGCAGGCTTCTTTGCAGCAGGAGTCGGAGCTTTCTCTTCAGCAGATTCATCATTAGCTGATTCATCATCAGCAGATTCATCATCAGCAGTAACTTTATTGTAGAAAACAATAACTTCCGAAGGAAGGTCATTAGCTTTTTCATCAGGAATGCTCTCTACTGTTGAAACAAAAAGGGACAACAAATCTTCTTTCTTTTTACCAATTACAATGATCTTCTTTTCAGCAAGGCCACTTTCATTAAGAAGTTTGATGGTGCTTCTCACCTCACTCAAATCTACTGTTTCTGCATTTACCATTGTTCTTTCCTCCTTAAAATTGTTAATAAAATTAGATTTCTAGGAAATCTATTGACTGAAATTCAAACAAGCAAATTCACCAAATTCTTTTTTAGCTGCTTCATTATATGCTAAAGCTGCTTCAATTTCTGTGGTATAAAGACCCAAATGAATTTTTATTTTATTTATTCTAATTTGGGCTCTCCATTTTTGAGAGAATAAATGCCAAGAAACACCTTTCAAAGGTGATGTTGCTTTTTTTGTTTTTCTTCTGTTTCCTTGATTTTGCTGATCAGTACAACGCCTTAAATTGTATTTTTGATTATTTAATCCATAATGATCTTTATGATCCACTTTTTGATTCCTCGGAGTATTCATAAGAACTCTGTGCATACGAATAGTTGTCCACATTCCTTTTATTTGGATGTTTCTAGAAGCATAGAATGTGTATTTTGTTTTAAGAGCAAACCAATTAAACTGATTCAAATATTCAAAATCTTCATCATCGACTTGAGCAAATACTCCTTGTGTTAATGGAATTAGTTTCATTTTTTATTTTCCTGTTTCTTGATTACTTATATCATAGCATAGTCCACTCAAAATTGTAAAGATTTATTTGGGCTTATAATGTATTGAAATCATGTAGGTTCCGCAATATTCAAAAGCTTATGTAATTGGACATTTAAAATTGCATCATTTAAATTTGCTTCTTTCATCCAATTTAGAAGATCATTAGGCTCTATTTTTCCAAATACAGGAGAAAATGAAAAATCACAATAACCAAAAGAAGTATATTTTATTTTTTTCATAGCTGTAAGAGCCTCCGCAAAATCATCCTTTGTTTCTATAACAAACTTTACAGTGTCTTTGGTGCGAAGTTCAGAAAAAGATGCAAGTTTCATCAGAGCAGAAACACTACTACTTTTTAATTTCCAATCTATAACGTAACGGCTCCTTAAAAAAAGGGCAGGAAAAAGAGTACCGTTTGTTTCAATTACTACTGAATACCCTTGTCCTTCTAGACTCTTTACAAGATTTTCAAGTTCTTTTCTCTGGAATAATGGTTCTCCCCCTGTTATCGTGATATATTTACAATTCAATAGTTTTACTTTTTTTATAATTGAAGGAAGAGACATACTTTTTCCTTCTTTTGGATCAAATGCAAAAGGTGTATCACAATAACTACATTTTTTTCCTTCTGAGTAAAGGTTACATCCCTGCATCCGAATAAATGTTGTCATTCTTCCTTGTCCATTGCTTGATACTTCTCCATTTATTGATTTAAAAATGCTGTTAATTCTCATTTTCCTACTCCTTTACATATTTTATGGTCTTTCTTTTAAATCGTAAACTTTATCGTTAAGAACAACTCCTCCGAGTTTAACAGAATCAGACAATCTCTTTTCGATAATAAATCTATTTGCTCCGTATCCTCCAACAAAACAGCCTAGTAAAAATACAGATAAAAACCAGAAGCATATTTTATGAACTATTTCAGATGTTAGTTTCATGCCGTGTAAATTCATATTACCTCCTTTAGTTTTCTTGTTAAGCTCAAAACTTTTTGAGCTTCTTGTTTTCCTCTTTGGCTAGTTATTGGCCACCCCTTGTAAAGAATTAACGCCAATGTTAAATTTCCTTTGGTTTGGATCAGTTTGTTTGCCAGGATATGGCTTCCTTCTAATGTATTGGCTGTCAATGATTCGAGTCTTGCCGGTATCTGCATCAATCCCCGATAATTCTTGCTGCTTATTGCTTTGGGTTGGAATCCTGATTCCGAGTGCATTAATGCTAGGATAAGTTCTTTTGAAATTCCTGTCTGAGTTGCTGAGATTGATACAGCTTTTGCTATCCGCTCTCCTGGATCGGGCAATCCCGCTTTGATTGCTGCTAGTCTCAATGTTTCTGTTGTTTTCACAGCCATCATTACTGGTGTTATTGCCACACTCATTATGTGTGTTTGATAGAGTAGGGCTGTTAATAGAATTATTACCAAAATGGGTTTCATCTATTCCCTCCTTACGATTTAGAATTTTGCCTAGAAATAAATTAGTTTTATTCCCACAGAAAGGGCAGTATCTTGTTTGAGAATAATCAAAAACTTCTGAACAACCGGGGCATAAAAAAGTATTAGCTAATTTCATTATTTCTCCACTCAGCATAAGAATCTTCTGTTTCCCAAAGCTTAACATTCACTAGTATTATTTTGTGTTTTATACATTCCGCATATAAATTATGTACAATGAATAAAAGCATTTCTTCTGCTGTGGGATTGTCAAAAAAAGCATTTAAGTCACTATGATCTAATTTACCAACTATACCCGCTACAATTTTTTTAAGATCAACAAAATCAATGATCATTCCTTGTTTATGTCCTTCTTTAATAATATTTCCTGTTACAGACACATCAAGAAAAAAACGATGTCCATGTGGTCTAAAACATTTTCCTTCATAATAAGGAAGATGATGGGCAGCATCAAACTTAAATCTTTTTGTTACTGAAAGCATAGTTTTCTCCTTTTTCCCTAAAAACAGAAATTCTTTTTGTGAAGCATTTTGGACAAAGAAAATTCTCTTCCGCTTGTTCATACTCTTTTTCAGTTATTTCGTAACTACAGTTTGGACAAAGATGAACTGACATATTGCTCTCCTTTTATTTTTAATATAACACATTTTCCTAAAAACTGTAAATTAACCCATTAAAGTTTTCTTACACTTTCACTATCTCCCCCCCTTTGCTTTTACAATTTCTGAATCTAACACAGATTGCCCAATGCTTAAATTTTGTAACACATAACAAGTTTCCAGTTCATTAAAATCATTGTGTCTATCAGCAAGTTTGTTCCATCTCAACAAACCCCTTACTTTTTCATCCTTCTTTTGATTCAAAGCAAAAGATTTATCCACATGTCCTTCTTGTCCAACCCATCCTGCTAATCCTCCTTCTTCAATATTCCCTTTTGATAATTCTCCTCTATTAATCTGGGAACCTGTAATTATTAAAGCATGACGTTCCTCTCCTAATCCAGCAACTTCTTTCCACATATTATCAAGGGCTAGATAGTCCTGGGAATACTTCTTATCAGGCTTAATTATTCCTAAATAATCAATTGTTATTATATCTGGAACATACCCTTCAGAATATTCTAATAAATCAAGGTCACGTTTTATGTCTGAAATTGTTGCTGAGAATCTTGGGTAGGAAATAGCTCTGTAATTATCTCCCCGCATTTCTCTAAAGCCCTCTATAGCTTTTAAAACATTCTGCTCAGTAAATTTTTCTTTTACAACAGTCTCCCACCAGGTTGTAAGTTCATAGTTACCAGGTTGCTCATAATCTTTCAAATTTCTACACGCTGTACAAGGCTTATAAATTGATGTCGGATTGTATGCTGTTCCAACTAAAGCATGAAAATTAGTTCTTATTTGAAGATCACAAGTTCCTTCCTGATTCGCTTGACAATCAAAACAAGGAATCACAGTATCCCCCCCATCGTCTGAGAAGGCCGTTATTCGTTTATATAGTCTTTTATTAACATTCGTAGCATTCATTTCTAAAGAGACAGCAGCGACCTTTATATTCGATGT